ACTGTAAAATTGCTTTAAATGCCCGCTAAATCTACACTGGTGTGATAATGCATGCGCGATATCTTCAATGTCAAATGTATCTATATCAGGACTAAATACATTAACCCAATTACCTTTGAATGTACGAATTACGGGTTCTTCATTCATTAAATCATATTTTTTCTTGTCTGCTACAAGTGTGTATTTTTCTTTCATTCTATAAAGTTTATAGCTTCTTGTAAAATATCTTCTTTTGTTCTAAATACATTTGGCCCCGGAAATACTAAGTCAGATTCAACCTGCTTATCAACTTTAAGTAAAAGTTTACTTGCAATTCTACTAAAATTGTGAGCCTCTTTAAAAAGTTCAAGTTCTTTAGTTTTTTGTTCTAAAGTTTTTGAAAGTTCGTGGCCATCTGATTCTCTTGAATTAAAAAATTCTGGACTGGCCGTTAATGTAATTAATCTAACGTCATAGCTTATAAAACCTATTTCGTATTTTTGTAGCATTTTTCGAAGTATTTCTGGATTTCCGCCTCTAAACATTTGTGAATAAACATATTCTCCTAAATGACTTCTATTCCAAATCATAACTTCGTTGTAATATGTAAGCCTATCGATTGAACGAGAATATACATTATAAAATAATTTCATTTCTTTTTTGAATGCCTTGAATTGAAATTTCAAAACTTCTTCCGGCGTCATTCCTTTTGGTGGCTTACCAAAATGACGAATAGTTACATTGTCATAATTATAATGTTCGCATATTCCTTTAATTAGCGTGGATTTTCCTAATCTATCTCCACCTTCTAAAATTATAAGTTTCATGAGTTTTTAAGTATTTCTTTAAGTCTATTTTTATCAATTAATTCTTTATGAGTGAATTCAAAAACTCCTCCGTGATTAACATTCATTTCTACAGATAATGATTCTATAATGTTTATAATTTCATCAAGTGTAAAAGTTTTAATTTCTTCATCGAAACTCATTTCATCATCAACGTCTGCATCTTCCTCAGACCAATCTTCAGAATCATCATTAGCATTGTTAAAATATTCAAGTGATGATTCTTGTGTTTGTACTCCATATTTCTTGCATAATTCAAGAAACGCATCCTCAATTGAATCTGCCGGAATATGAGAAGCAAATTGACTTAAAGTCATTGAATCTAAATGTGAATAACCAGATTGCCCAGCTATTCCTTGCATTCCTTGAATTCCTTGAGCTCCTTGTTGACCCATAGGACCAACTGACCCCGAAACTCCCATATATCCTGTGTGACCACCGCTTCGATAATTAGATGTAGCATCTATAGGCCCTATAGTAGCGTCCATTGCATCTGCCATAGCATTTACTTGTTTTGCGTATTTTTCCACGGATTTAGCATAATCTCCTATCCATGAATTTCGATAAGTTGCCATTTTAAAATAAAGATTTAGATTTGTTATTAATAATTTGTTTTGTGTTATCCTGCATGTAAACAGATTTAGCCGACAATCTTCGATTGCCCTTTATAGTTTCAATTATTTCAGTTGTAATATCTTCGCATGTTTTAACAGGAACATTTTGAGATATTTTTACGTATTCTTTAGGTGTTTCAAGTTCATAATCATGAGGCATACCCATAAGGTGCATGTATTCTCTCATATTCATTAATCTATCTTCTAATGGATGAACTTGTTTCGCCATCATTTCTCCGATAACGGCGTATGTGTAATCCTTATCAACTTCAAGAACTCTATAATTTATACGAGCTCCTTTTCCCATTTCTCTTTTCTTTTTTATGTGAGCAATGTTGTCAGTTACAATTTTAGATGCGTTAGGATGTTTCTTTTGCCATTCTTGAAAATCATCCAACAAATTAACACGCATCAAATAATCATACGTAGTTAAGTGAGGTCTATAATCATTTAATACTTTTCTCCAATCTTTACCATATAACTCATTTAGATAACTAAATATCTCAAATTTTGTAATATCCCACTCTGGAGTTACATATTCATTTTGAAGAGATGTGTTCTCGGGAATTTGTTTTAAGTATTCAGTAATATGAGGAGATTTTCGATCGTAGCCTTCAAGAATAGGAGCATGCTCTCCTTTATAAAATAAACCAAATGTTCTCGGTCGAAATTGAGGAACACCATGTTTAAGAGTGTTTGTTTTGTAAAACGTTATTGCGTATCCAAATTCTTTTCCTATCTCAACCAAACGTTCTCTTACGCTGTCGCCGGCACCTGTATAAAGAGTTGGTGCATTTTCGAAAGCGTAAACTTGGGGCCGTATATCACCGAGTAAGAATTTTGCAGATTCGTACATCCAGTCATTTGGAGGAGCTGATCCCCGTGAGCCAGCCTTTCGTTGCGCTGCTTGGGAAAGCCCTGAACAAGGGGGAATTCCGTGAAAAAAATCGATTCGTCCTTCATATAATTTTTTTATTTGTTGTAAATTTGTATTTTTATCATCTAAAACATAATAAGGAATATCATAGCCTTTTTTCTTAAAATAACGTCTCATCAGAGTATCATTGCTTGCAAATGGAGTATACGAAAAAATTACTTCAGGTGGTTTGCCGGTCACATTTGCAGCGCCTATTGAAAATCCTCCGGCTAAAGGTATTATTGATCCATGTTTAATATTTTTTATATCCTTGTTTCCATCCATTTTGTAAAAAGTTTTCAAGTTCTGTAATTTTTATTCGTTTGTTCTTTTGCAAATTATCATTATATATCCAAGCCCTATTACTGTTTGCCGCTCGATTTTTTACTTTTGATTCCTCGGATGCAGGAATGCCCTTGTTCCAAGGAATTTGGCCGCTTTTATTCTTATGCCATTCTTCCAATTTTTTATCGGCTATTTCTTTACCATATTTTATATACCAAGTTTCATATATAGTTTTCTTAAACATTGGATTTTTATCACCCGATAGCAATTTACTCATTTTATTTCTATATTCCTCTGATTGCATAACTTTTATTCTTTTTTCTGAATGCCAAGTTTTTTGTATATTTTGTAAATGCTCTGCTGATAATTTTTTTCCAGTATTCCACGGTTTATTACCCCTTTTCCAAATACTAGAATTATTTTCGTACATCTTTGCTAAGATTTTATGGCCTTCTTTTTCTCCGTGTTTTTTTAATATCCATTCTTTCGGTGAATGTATGTATAAATCACCATTAGGTAATGAATAATTTTGGTTAAGAGGATCTTTTATATGTTCTTTAATTAATTCAGTTTCTTTTAATAGCGCGTCCTGATGTGTACTAAAATTTGTATATAAAATTTCTTTAATTAGCTTATTAACATTGGGTTTCCACGTACACATAGATCCCATATATTTTGTATCTTTTTCTGGAATACACTTACATTTACGAGATCCAAAATAATATTCACCGGTTTCTGGCAAACTAACTTTATATACATAAAAATAATTCATACGGAGGTACTGCGGTTATTATATTATAAATATGTAAGTTTGGAAAGTTTTAAAAAAGTGAACAAAAAAGAAACGCTCCTCGTAAGGAGCGTCGGGCAAAAGATACTATCTCTGGGGATGCACTATTTCTTTTTAACCACAATCATTGAATCCAGAACTTTTTGTTGTTGCTTAATTGTTCTTTCAGTTTTATCCAACTTTTGATGCATTGAATCTCTTCTTAATCTCCAAGTTGTATCAGCTTCCATTTGTTTAATTTCTTTCTTGATAACTACCTTTTTCTGTGTATCATTTTGTGGTGTAAGATCTCTATAATTAATCGCTACAAGATCTCTTTGTATTCCACTAACAGAATCTGCTCTATACTTAAGAATAGTATCTTGCATTTCATATTGCAGCGTATCATTTGAAGGCTGGGCTGAACTCGATGTGCAAGAATTACATGAAATTAATAACATGTACATCAAGATAAATAAAACTGTTACGATGATTTTCTTTTTCATTTTTTAATCTTTCATTTTCATATATTGAATAATCTGACCATTAAGATTTTGTTGTTCTGTTAAAATATCGTTTATTTTTTCAAGTTGTTTCGTGTTATCTTCTAATGTCTTTGTTAAAATTTCTACCTGTGATTCAAGCTTAGTTTTCTTAATAGTTTCAGAGCGTACCCATCCAATTGCGGATGCTAAAAATAGAACAACAAATACCACATCTCTAATAATTGTCATGTGTTTCTTCCATACCGGAGATACATCCTTATCTGTTTTTACTGGCATACTTTTAAAATTATTTTTCGAATTCGCATTCTCCCAAATATTTATCTAAATAATCTTCGATTTCTCTTTTAGCTGCAAATATTTCTTGGTGCATATATGGACCATGCATAACAGGTTCTCCCGTATCTGCTATTGCGTAATAAACTTCTCCAAATCTTTCAGAAGTTAATGATGCTACTTTAACGTTAAATCCACAATATCTATATGTTTCTACCACTTTTTCATGTGCGAATGCAAAATCGTACTTTGCGTCTTTGTCTGCTGCCATAGTTTCATTTACCGATTCTTTTATTTCTTCTTTATCAATAAAGTATTTTTTGTATAAGTTGATAGCTTCAACATCATCAAACATACCTTTTTTCATTCCTTCGCTATAATACTTAGGATTCTTTGCCAAATTTTGAATCACAAGAGCTTTTTGTACGGCAAGATTATCGGAATGTTTTTTCTTTTCAATAGCTAATCCTACTAAGAATTCTTTTTTGTCAACATCATCAATTGTTAAGCCAGTTTCTATTTCTCCTTTAAAGGCTTCTTCTTTTATGTATATCGATTCTCGTACTAATTTTCTCATAATATTATCTAATTTTAGGTATTGACATAACTGGCATTGATGATAATTCTGGAATATCTTCTGGAGTTGCTGGCATGTCTACCATATCTTCTACTTCACCCGGAAGTTCATCAAGCATTAGATCATCTTCAACTTCTTCGTGTTCTTCTTCAGAATCCATTTCTCGATTTGCTCCTTCTTCTTCACCTTCGATTTCTTCTTCTACACCGTGAAGCCATCCGGTAACAGCATAAAGATATTCTTTTGCCACAACAATTTTATCGCCTACCCAGGCAGGAATTTGG